GAGCAGATGGCTGAAGCTGACATTAAAATGTTTGAGATTCTTTCACCGTTAACCGCTGGTATCGTTGGCGCATTGACGGGTCTCGCTGCTGGGGCAGCATTGTCTAACCAAACACCTGACGACGACGAGTAAGTCGTGGAGTTAGTGTTAGTACCCATTGCGGTCGCCCTCATCGGCGGGCCTGTAATGTGGTTCCTATCCCGTTTCGATAAACGAAACACCAAACAACATGGTGAATCTGTAAAGATTTTAACGGAAGTTCGTGACGACATGAAAATTGTGCGCCGACGACTCGACAAGCATATAGACTGGCATGCCCACCAGTTCGAAGAATAACTAAAACCCCAGCCCACAAAGGCTTTTTATAGGAGATGCTTGACATTGTGTACAGAAGTTGGTGAACTGTTCCCTGAAATCAGGTATTACTTAACTAGAGTAATGCCACGAGGGAGCGATGACGGAGACCGTTTGGGATTCATCATCGATAAACTGGAGGAACATGAGTCTCGCAGACGAGTTGTACAAGCAGCCAAACAACCCTAAATATTTTGATTGCAAAATCAAATATTTGTTAGATGATTTAGACAAAGTTGAACGACTAGCTTTAGTTAGTGCTATCAACAAAGTTAAAGAAGGTAGTGCCGGCGATAAAAAGTCAGGCATGTACCCGTGGACTGCGATATGGTTACGTGGAGTGTTAGCAAACAACGGTCACATCATCGGCAAGCTTGCTTTACGCAAGCATTTGGAAGGGAAGTGTTCTTGTGGCATTAAGTGAAGAACTAATAACAGGCCCACCCGCAAACCGTAAAGAAGTCCTCGGCAAAATCGCAGACTTACTTGAACGACAAGGCATCAACGTCGAAGAAGTAGGACAGATCGGGCGAGTGTCCATCTACCAGTCCCTCACCAAAAACGATGAAGGCGAAGCAGAAATCCATGACCTCATGGGCATCCAGTTCTCGCCGGCATGGGAGACAGGCCCACAATGGCCAGTCATAAACCCTGGTAAACCAGCCAACATCAAAATGGTGTTACCGAAAGCGATAACAAAACCTGACGGATATGAGACAGCAGTGATCCTGCCAGACATCCAGTTCGGCTACTACCGTGACAGCAACGCCGAACTCGTATCCACACACGACGAGGCAGCGTTAACTATTGCCCTCAACATTGTGGCTACAAGTAACGCCGACAAAGTAATCCTCGTAGGTGACAACATGGACTTCCCCGAATTCGGTAAGTACCGTCTGTCCCCTGCGTTCGCCCTAACAACCCAAGCATCCATAGATCGAGCAACCCGTTTCTCTGCCGAACTACGAGCAGCAGCTCCGAACGCAGACATCGTATGGCTCGCAGGAAACCACGAAGAAAGGCTCCCCAATTATGTCCTCGACAACGCCAAAGCAGCGTTCGGTTTACGCAGAGGTAACACGCCGGATAATTGGCCTGTTCTCAGTGTCCCTCATCTGTGTCGTTTCGATGAGTATGGGATTAGGTATTTGGCTGGCTACCCAGCCTCGTCGTATTGGATTAACGAAAGAATCAGGGTCATCCACGGGGACAAAGTGGCAAGCGGAGGCTCCACGGCCCATAAATACCTTGCGACATCCAAAACGAGTGTGGTATTCGGACACATCCACAGGCGTGAATGGGCTGAACGGTCACGTGAAGATTTCGATGGCCCCAAAACCATCCTTGCAGCTTCACCAGGTACACTCGCTAAGACAGATGGTGCGGTTCCTTCAACAAAAGGTGGCATCGATCTCGACGGAAGACCCTTACCTATCGTCGAAGACTGGCAACAAGGGTTAGCGGTTGTCACATACCAACCTGGTGACGGGGAATTCTGGTATGAGCAAATCCCGATCCATAGCGGCAGGGCGTGGTGGCGAGGTAAACTGTATGTGTGACAGAATATCTGTACTGCGAAAAATGCGATGAGTATTGGAGACAACGGGATGGAAGACGATGCTCAGAGTGCGGATCAGTCGGCGTTCCCACCGAAGAACCCGATGACTGAAGTTTATGATGACGACGATCCCACTTGGCCGATGGTTGTTGTGCAGTGGCGTGACGCTCACGCCGGCGGTGATTCATCATGGACTTTCACTGACGGGTACGAAGCTGAGGTTGTTATGCCGATCACGGTCGGTTGGGTGTGGCCTAAGTGTAAGCCTGGTTATATGACTTTGGTTGGTACGGTTATGAATAATGCTGAGGAACCTGACATTGTTGGGGACATCAACCATATTCCGTGGGAAAACATTGTTAACGTGTATTCGTTGGCGATCCATATGCCAGTTAATTGGAATCAAGAATTAGATTAGTTTCTATTAAAAGAGAGAGAGAGAGAGATTATGAGTACAAAAACAAATTTTATTAAATGTGCTGATGCGTTAAGTGAGTTAAAAAAACTTCCAGATAATTTTGTTAATACTGTCGTTACTTCACCCCCTTACAACAAAAAGGGTATTCAAAATGGTAGGACACAAACAAGTAATCAAATTTGGGGAAAACATAATATTGATTACAATAACTATCACGACAATATGCCAGAAAATGAATATCAAAACTGGATGATAGAAATTATTAACGAACTACATAGAGTTATTACAGATGACGGGTCAATATTTTTTAACCATAAACCACGACGTAATAATAACCAAGCTCGATTGCCAACAGAATTCTTACATAAAACAAATGCAAATATTTACCAGTTAATTATTTGGAATAGGAAAAATAGTCCAAATATACGTAAGGATCATTTGTTGCCCAACACGGAACATATTTATTGGTTGTGTAAAAATAAACCTAAAACATTCAGAGAAAATTTAGACTCTCGGTTTATAACGGAAATATGGGAAATAAATCCTGAAAAGCAAACTGGTCATCCGGCTCCGTTTCCCCCACAATTGGTGCAGAATTGTATAATTTTGACAACACGAGAAGGGGATATTGTTTTAGACCCTTTCAATGGTTCTGGTACAACAAGTAGTAATGCTAACGAATTAAATAGGAAGTATATTGGTTATGATATTGATGAAGAATATGTAATCCAGGCTAAAAATAGGCTCGAAAGAAGTAATAGTTGACTTTGTAACACCCCTAGTGTAAAGTAAAACCAAACAACGAAAGAGAGAGAATATGTCATCAACATTTATTAAACCACCCCACGGGTCGATGGAATGGCTTAAAGCCAGACATCGTGACGAGGAAGGTAACCCTCGTATCTCAGCATCGGAAGCTGCTGCTGTACATGGTGAACATCGGTTCATCAGTAAGTACGGTTTGGCTGTAGCAAAGATGGCTGATGAGCCTGTTGTTACTGAAACGAATCGTGCTATGGAACGAGGCAACCGTTTGGAAGCCACACTTTTAGAGTGGCTCGGTGACGAGATCGGTATTGAACTGATCGAACCGTCAGTTATGTACACGATTGAAAATTCCGGTAGCCCTATGGTCGCCACACTTGACGGTGTTGACAAAGAGTCATACCTTAAAAGTTTTGGTTCAGCATTTGATCTACCTAAAGTTGTTGCAGAAATCAAAACGTACAACCGTGAATGGGATGGCGTACTGCCTCGCTACTGGTACTGGCAGGGTGTCCATCAGGCTATCTGTGCCAACGTAGACGAAATCATTTGGGGTATCTTTGACAGTACCCTCGACCTTCATGTACACCGTCAACCGGTCACTATGGAAGAAAAACTGTTGCACATCAGTGCTGTCACAGAGTTTGTGTGGTGGATCAAACTCGGTAGCATCCCTGCCGAATGGCCAGCAACATACGAAGAAGTGTCAGCCGCACATGTGGTCTCCAGTAGTGAGACAACCGATCTCACTGAATATGCTGAAGTGTTCACACGGTTGAATGAAGTTCAGCAACAAAAAAAGTTGTTGGGTGTTGAAGAAGATGAGTTGAAAGCAACCATCGGTTTACTATTAAAAGACAACCAGTATGGTGTCGTGAACGGAAAGCAGGTAGTTTCGTGGAAACCCCAATCCAAGACCTCCTTCGACAGCAAGTTGCTCGCCTCGGAGAAGCCAGAATTGTTCAAGCAATAGCAGAAGACAAGTCAATATCGAGTAATGCGATTCAAGGGAGAGAAGTAATGGAAAACCAAAAGAAATTGTTAGCGGAAGTTCTTACCAA